CTTTACAAGCGGCTCTAATTCCCTGAACTGTGGATGTTTTATTACCGTCTTCGTCAATTTTAAGTTTAAGTTTTTTCATTGCTACCACAATAGAACTAGCATAGATAAATCCTTGACCGCCTGATATCTTATCATCTGGGTCAAACATATCTTGTGAAGCATAAGTGTGATTTGTACATACCATGCCTACATTATAAGCACCAATCATGTTAACTGTATTACGAACAAGTGCTGTTAAGGCCTTAGGTTTTCTACCCATGTCACCTTTCATATTACCTGCTTCAAACTGATCAACATCTGTTGGTGTTAGTAACATACCTAATGAATCAATTACAAACATTACTTTTGTTTCGGCCCGTTCTTCAGGCTCCATAGATTTATAATCTTTCATAAATGTTGAAATAGTTTTTGCTACATCGTCAATCATACTCATTGACAACTTTAAAAGTTTCTCTGGTGATGTGTCTACACCTAAAGCATGAAGCCATGTTTCATCTAAGGCATTTTCTGAGTCGATTACTACACAAAAAATTCCTTGTTCTTGTGCGGCCTTTACAATGTTTCCTGCCGCAAAGTAACTCTTACCTGCTCCTGATTCTCCAGCGAACACGGTTACTTTACCCAATGGGACACCTTTATTAAAGTCCCCACTAATTAAATAATTTAAACAGTAATTACCTGTTGATACCCAATCTGTTGGGTCGTGGAATCCGATTGACAATCCGTCAATTGATTTTGTTATATCTTTTCTAAATTTACTTACGTCGAATGGTTTTGCCATAATTGCCTTCCTTGTTTAATTAAAAGTGTAACAGGCCGAAACCTGTTACACTAAACTTACTAAGATTACTTCTGTCGATCTCTAATCATTGCTAGAATATCATCTGCCTTTTTAGCAGATGTTGTTTCAACAGGAGCATCAGCCTGTGCCACCGGAGCCGGTGCCGGCGTACTAACTGCTTCTGTTGTAGTTTCAGCAACTGGCTGTGAAACAGCCGGAGCGGGAGACGGTGTTGCTGGTGTAGAAGTAGTTGTTTTTGTACTGCCTTGTGGAGCACTGACGCCAGCCGGACGATAATAAGCGCCAAATTTCTCGGTATCGTAAGGCTTGCCATCAACTGATTCTTCAAACATTTGTTTGATAATTGCTAAGTCAGTTTCTGACGGTTTCTTAGGTAAGAAGTCATTCAATGTAAACAATCCATTTGAGTCTATTGCTGTCTGTTCTTCAGCACTTAATGGAGATTCTTTACGAGCCCATTTAGATGTTGAATAATCAGCATAGCCACCTTTTGTGGTTTTTGTTACACGAAAATCTAGACCAGCAGTTGAATCTGTTGGTAATTCTTCCATTTCTGGGTCCATTAAACTTGCTTTAATAATATTAAAGAGTTGAGGTCCCATAATAAAACGTCTAATTGGATTTTCTGGGGTAGTTTCTTCGTTTATAGGATTCTCCCTTACAAACCCTTGAAAAACGTAAGAACGTTTCTTCCAGTATTTACGACCCATGTCCTCTAGTGAGCTGTCTTTAAACCAAGGACGAACCTCAGTTAAGATTGGACATGAACCAATTGGTTCCCACATTTCCATACAAGGAACTTGTACTGTTAGTGGTTTACTGTTTATATCGCCTTTGATACCTTGAAAAGGTAATCTAATCATTTGGCGTTCTGCCCAGAAAAATGTATTACTAGAATCTCCGTCGGGGAGAAACCTTAATGTAGTACTTTCGTTTTCTTGGATGTTCCAATGAGGAAAGATAGCATTATCTCCTCCTGTGTTACTGCCTGAACGGCGTGTTTCTTGAGCCTGTAACCGAGCTCGTATTTCTGCAAGTGATGCCATAATATATGCCTCCTATGTGCCTTTGTTATTTGCCTTGATAAAACATAATTCCAATTATGCCTTAACATTTATATTTATCATTCCTTGCTAAAAATGATAATAAAAACTGGCTCCATTTGTTAAATTCTATTTAACAAGTATATTATTACATAGAACCGGTATGAAAGTCAACCTTTTTTTAAAGTTTTTTCCATTCTGAGTATATTCTATCGCTTTGGGCGTCCCATTTACACTCAAGTACTTCACAGCCATATTTTTTAGCCCATTCATAATTAAGTTCAAATGACCACGGAAAGAACTGAATTTCTTCTACGCCTTTCCAAGGATGATCTCCAATTCCTGGATTTTGTCGCCAATATAGTATGCCGCCTGGTTTTACAAGACTGACTGCCTTTTGAACTTGTGGTTCAACATCTTCTGCTGTTCCAAAATTCAAACTACCTAAAACAAATGCTATATCCCATTGTTTCCCATTTGCTTCAAATTCTTCAATTCCTACTACTTCGTCTGCTTTATCATTAGCAGGGTCAAAGCCATAAAGTCGGTCACCTAATTCTTCTTTAAATGAATTAAAACCGCAACCAATATCAATTACTGTATCGTTAGGTCCTACTTTGTCCAATAATGCCCAACCACTATAATCGTAATGCTTGTAGTCAGGTTTCCAGTTACTACCAAAATATTTGTTTACTATATTTTTATCCATTTTTTCTCTCTTCCAATTATGTTTAAAATAATTGTTTATTTTATCCCTATCCATATACTGCTAGCCAAACATCTTTATCAAATTTAAAATCTATATCTCGTTTAAAATTTTGTCTAAACCAGTTCTTTCCTGGTTGTTCTAATGTTAAACCTTTTCTATAACAAAAGTCTAATATTGCTTTATTTTGTTGTTCTATTTGATAATTCATATAACTATTATCTTTATACCAGTTATAACTAGGATACGAAATATCCCAGCCACCTGCTTGATGCCACCATTTGTAACATTCGTCGTCTGGTCTGTAACATAAAACTATTTTACTGTCAGGGAAAGTTTTTACTATATCATCTAAGTAATAAGCAAAGTTGTGACTAAGGATTGTTTTTATAGAATTAGGAACACCCTTAAAACTTTGTTTAATTTCTTTTTCCCACATATCCTTTGTACCAAACCCTTTATCTAGCCAATTGCCATTAAGCATTCCGGGACCATAATAGTTTCCTTTATGACCGCTGTACTTGTGGTGTGTGTATAATTTATCAGGAGTTAAATCTGAATTATCAGCATCTTCCCAAGTATCTCTAATTTTTTGACTGACACCACTCCAACGACTACCTGGTGCTCCTGTAAAAAATATCCAATTAAACATATATACTTCCTATTATATAGTAATCAAAGATAAAAGTCAACTCTGCTCCGAGAAATACTGCTATCCAATAATTACCAATCCAATCCCATAATTGTTTTATAACCCACCAAGCACACATTACTCTTACACAATACATCACGTTAGCGTCTATCATGTCAATCCATAAAAAAGAATCAGCAGAAAAGTAATTATAAAATATAATGTTATCGTATATAAAACTTAATTGAGCCATCCAAAAAACGGCCCAATAATAAGAAACATATTTTGTTGTAAACTTAACTAGTGGTCCTGAAACCGCTAGTCTATAGAATACATATACTACGTTAGCAAGTGCTAACTCTAACATTTATTTTTTGCTGGAAAATAAGGACTTAATCCAGCCAACAACACCTTCTTTTTTAGGTTCGTCCAGTACAGTAGTAGTTACAGGTGGATTAGCATAATCTAATAAAATCTTTGTTTTATCTACACTTGCTAAACCTAATGCTTCTACATTAAACTTAACTAAATTCTTAAGAGCATCTTCTGTAATAAATGTCATTAGTGTATCTCTATGGTTATCACCAGCCTCTCCAATAAGCCAATCATACTTGCCAACTTTCTTTTGTATGGCCTTAATTGCTTCTGGATCTTTTGACATTTCTAATAATGCTTTTTGAAGTTTTTCAGCGTTAGGATTTCCTTTGTTAACCCATAGTGCTTTTTGCATTCCGTCACGGAAAGATTTTACAAGTTTATAAGCATCATAAAATTCTCCACTTGGTTCAACACCGTACTTTTCTTTAAACAAGATTTCTAGTTGAAATCCTGGATAGTTAACATCATCAATATGACTTCCGTCGGATTGTAGTATTCCATGGTGGAACCAAACCTCAGCATTTTCATTTCCAGCAACGTGTTTTTTATAAGCCGCAGGATTTTCTCTTGTTCCTGTTAACTCGCCACGTTTAAATGCTAAACGTCTATCACTACCACCCAT